TATTTAGATATGAATTACGAACAAATAATGATGTTGGCAGAAGCCCATATCAGAATAGTAGATAGAAGAATGGAGATTGAAGATGGTAGTTAGAATGAATAACCCAAGAGAAAACGATTATGATATTTTTTGTGATAATTGTGGGTCAGAAGAAATATGCGACCATGAATATGGCATGACTAAATCACTTGAATCAATAGATTTCTGTACAGAATGTTGTAAAAGATGTGAAAGAGAAGCTTACATTTCCAAACAAGGTATAGAGAATACACAAGGCTTAATTGAAAAGGATTTGTTATTAGAATGAACTTGAACTATCTCATAGATTCATATCTTAAAGCAAGATACGAAGAAGATGGAGACCCAGACGCAGAGGAGAATTATGATGAGTGAAAAATCAGAATTCCATCAGACTAAGGAAGTAGTAACAAGACTACGAGAGCCACTAAAAATAAAGGCAATACCTTATGCAACAACCAAAGTAAGAGGACATCAAATCCAATTAGAGATGAACATATCATGGGACCAAATAGACCAGATGACTGGAAAGGATTCTGTTATCATAGACATGATTAAGAACATGAAAGAACTAATCGAGGGACCTATGGAATCTAAATACTTGGGATTAATCAAAGATGAAAATTGAAAAAAATGAATAAATTAAAAATTTGTTCTATACATGATTTTCCTTTAGTTTATCAAAACAAAAAAAAGTGTAAATTATGTATTCATATTGAAACAGAAGAATGGAATAATAGAAATGTCAAGAAATAATATGTTTGCCAAATGCCCAAAATGTCAATCTGATAAACTAGATTATAATGTTGAGTCAATAGGTTGGACTGATTATTGGTATTGTGAAAATTGTGATACATATTTATCGTGGCATGATTATTCGCCTTAAAGATGGCAATAAATGATGAATGGGTTAATATGCCTGAATTTACACAAGAAAAAAAAGAGCCATTTAGTAAAATCATAATAAGATTTGAAACAGAAAATGATTTAAATGAATTTGCTAAATTAATCAATCAAAAACTTACACCAAAAACTAAAAGTATATGGTTTCCATTCAAGTCACATTGGAATAAAACTGTAAAAAGGTGGGTTGATGAATCCTAAATATCCAATTTACATAGTATCAAAAGGAAGGTGGAAAAATGGACTTACCTACAAGGCGTTAAATGATATGAACGTTCCTTATAAAATGATAGTAGAAAGTAATGAATATGATAATTATGCAAAAATAATTAATCCTGATAATTTACTCATTACACCACAAAAATACATAGATGAATATGATACTTTTTGGCATGATGATGACCCAAGAATAGGACCAGGTGCCTCTAGGAACTATGCTTGGGACCATTCAATAGAATTAGGGTATGATCATCATTGGGTTTTAGATGATAACCTTGACGCATTTCATAGACTGAATAAAAATGTAAAAGCAGAAGTAACGAGTGGAACTATTTTTAGGTGCATGGAAGATTTTATTATGAGATATGAAAATATTGCATTATCAGCACCAAATTATTATTCTTTTGCAAAAGCAACTTCTAAATTACCACCATTTATTCTAAATACTAGAATATACAGTTGTTTATTCATTAAAAATAACATACCTTATAGATGGCGTGGAAGATATAATGAAGATACTGATTTGTCATTAAGAGTCCTAAAAGATGGGTGGGTAACTTTACAGTTTAACGCATTTTTACAAGGGAAAGTCACTACCCAAAGAATGAGTGGTGGAAATCACGAACAATTCTATTCAAAAAATGGCACATATCCAAAATCAAAAATGCTTGAAGAAATGCACCCAGATGTAGCTAAGGTAGTTTGGAAATTTAATAGATACCATCATTATGTAAATTACAAACCATTCAAAAATAACAAATTAATTAAAAAATCAGGCATTAAATTCTTACAGGAATTATCGCCAAAAAACAAAATTAATAATTATGGTATGAAGTTGATAGTACAGGATATAGGCAAAACAAAGATATGTATAAAGAGGGCTAAGTAATGGCATTACGGATGAAGCCAAGACTGATTCATTATTACTTTGAACTATGTGTCCTGTAACTCTATTATGATTAATGAAAGGGAATTGAGAATACTACTTCAAGATTTTAAAACGGTAAGATTCTTCTACCATCATAAAGACTATGGGCAATATTTAGAGCTCCAATCAAAAATAGAGTTACTGGAATGGATTCTAAAAATCTAAGAACTATCTGATTTAGCACCACAGCAAACACATTTGTATCTTCCAACTTGCAATTCTATCATAGATTCTTTGCAAATCTCACATCTTTCTTTGCTATGTGTTGTGAATATTTGTGACATTACTCACTTTATTTATAAGCTGTTATGGTATTTAACATTTACTAGATAACTTTATTACTTCCTGTTTTTGTTATTTGTTGTGTCAGACGTTGATTTTCTATTAACACAATGGAGAACAACATTAATGGAATTTAAAAATGATTATGACAAGTGGGAAAAATATACGCTTGGTGATTATGTTGCAAAATGTGGTGAGATAATTAGGAATCAAATTGAGAATAATATGCTTGATATGAAAGTGTCAGGAATTAGTTCTTATCTATATTCACAACTAGATAAAGAAGGAATAGTAATTAGTGCTAGAACTATACAAAGAAATCTTCCAGACATTTACAAACAGAACTACTTAAAAAGCGACACCCTGTCGCAATTAGAAGAAGATGATTGGCAACCTATTGAGACTAATGACCCATCTTTAACCATAGAAAAGAATCAATTTAATGATATTAAAATTAATGGTGTAGAACAAAAAGCCAAAGAAGTAAAGAAGAAACAGGAGACTCAGGCAGAGGAATCATTCAGACTAGAGCCAAAGGACACCAGGCAATTCACATATTTAACAGCCATGAGTAAATTGGCAAACAAATTTCACCTAACACTAGAGACACTCAAGAATAGATACAATGAATCAGATGAAATTCAAGGTATAATAGATAAAGAGTTAGGAGATGTTGAAGGTAAGCTGGAACAATACGCTAAGGACTGGGCTAGTATAGAGAACAGTAAAGGTATGATAGATTTAAGGAGAGATTTTGGTGAATATGAAAAAGTTGTAGCCTGTTTCAATATTGAAGTAGGTGAAACTATTGCCAGAGTGGCACAACTCATGGACTATTCAGAGAAATATGGCAGCATAGGCATATTAAGAGAGCCAAAAGTAAGAGAATTCTTTGAAAAAGAGAGTACATATCCACTATATCTAAGAAGCTGTCCAAAATGTCTTACAGATATAGCCCAAATCATGAACCATAATATCAATTTATACAGGGAATGTAAGGACCTATCAATAAACATACCAAGAATCAAGTACAATCAATAGTTTTATAGTGGTATTTTCACAAATGAATTATGTCTGACGGAAATCTTAGATACTATGGTCTTGGACTCTATGCAGGTCTTGTAGCATTATGGACAGGTTTAGATAAAGTAGCCCTAGATGACAGTATTGCTATTGCCCTTTTGGCACCTATAGCCGCTGTTATTGGTGCTGATTATTTCAAGCACAAAAACGATAATAAAGCCTAATCAATCTTTTTAGGTTCACTTTTTTATTTTTTATTGATGAAACCCATCTGTATTGCATACTCTAGCATATTGAAACAGGTGGAATTTCTTGAGCAAGAAGAATGGCAACACAAATGGACCAAAGACACACTATGGTATGACGTGGTATGGCATGATTCATTAAAATTAATTACAAAGAAGGAGTTAAGACGAGCAGTAAATTTATCCATGACAACTTGGGATTTAGAAGTGCCAGTGAAATATAGACCTGTATGGATGAGTAAGGAATATCATGAACCAGACATAGTGATACAATTCAAACGTAGAGAGAATGATGAGTATCTAAAGGAGAGACCAAGTGTACTAGCATACGCATATCTACCTGGACAAGGAAGTTATTCAGGCAAGGTAGTATTCTGTGCAGATTACATCTGGGACCTAAAAGGTAAGGGTATAAGAGGAGATAAAGCAATAGAAAAAGGTCTAGTTGAGAACGCCAGTCCAGACAACATATTGAAAACTTACAACATTCACCATGTACTTATCCATGAGTTAGGTCATACGTTAGGACTCAGACATGACACAGATGGAAATAGTGTTGATGTGATGGACCCATATTACAAGGGAACAACCTTAGACCTATCAGAGAGGGACATATACAGAATCAGATTGAAATATGGAGTAAGAGTATTCAAACATTGGAATCATTATAGTATACTAAAGAGGTGGCTAAAACGCAGGATAAGACGTTAAGAACATTCACAGAAGATGAGGTATGGAAGTTAGTAACCAAAGCTATCACTAGAACACTATATGACGCTATAGCAAGTCATGAGGCACATGGTGAGCAGGTAATAGAGGTGGGTTGGTTGAGAGATTATGCTGACATGATAGCAGTATCATTCCCACGAATACAAGATTAATTTATATTGTAGTGAGAAATTCTCTCATTCAATGACAAAAACAATCATAGCAGTTTTAGCTGCCTTATTTATAACAGGTGCTGGAATTGCATACGCAGAAGAATCGACAATACAGGTTCCATTTGATTATCATGGACTTTCATGTTGGTTAGAATCTGAAACCACCTATCAATGCACATGGCAAGGAGAAATCGAGCCAATGACCATTGAAGAATTGGAATCATTCAAAGATTCTATCAGTACAGAAGTCTATGAGGAAGAATTAGCCAGGCTAACTGCTCCAATAGTAGTGGAAGTTACTCCAGAACTAACTAAAGATGAAAAGACAATACTAAAACTTGAATCAAAGTTAGTAAAGGGAACAATGATAACACAAGACGCAGTATTATTACAGATGTTAAGAACTCTTGACGAGTGCCAACAAGGATTAGGTAATTCCTCAGCAATACAAGAGGAGAGAACCTTTGTAATATCTGAATGGAATCATTGGGAAGTCACAAATGTTCAGGTAGTAGGACAGTTAGGTGAACTTGTAATGGCAATAGAGGAGTGTAAAGCACAGCATACACTTGAAAACCAAACCTTAACTGTTATGTACAAACACTTTGAAGATGCAAACAGAGCAGGTAATTTTAACCACTTGGAAGCATTGGAAGGTGTAAGTGCCATACCATACTCACAGTACACAAAGTCTGACAGAACAGTAGACATTGGTGTAATATGTAATAGTCACGCATACCCACAACAATACAAAACACTCATGGGTTGTGAACCAATAAAGTATGATGGATTTACATATCCAGAGGGTAACGGTTTAATCAGTTACTACTCACCAATAATAGAGGAGTATACATTCTTCATGCAAGACTATGGCAACAAAATAGCTACACCACATGACAAACAAGTACAGGCTAATATTGCAGAACCGATAGCAAGAGAATTGATAGAGAGCAACCTATTCTATCAAAACAAAATCAACAGGGAATAATCCCTTTTTTTCTTTTTTCTAGTAACACTTATCAATATTATTATAATAAAAGAGTCATGATAGAGTGCAGTTTATGTGGTATGCAGTTCAATGATAGAACAATAGGATTACTAGATATAGTAAAACAGGTACACGAAAGATGGCATAAAGGATGTAAGGTAGAGGGAAGAAATACAACAGAAGGTATAGTAGAATGGAAAAAAACATAAATAGTCAGAATTAGAAACAATTACATGGTTACAACAGATAAAGCATATTTTGAATTATGTGATAACGCATATGAGACATGGAAATCATACACTATGGCATACATTCAAACAGTAAAACCCTTTTGGGAATCCCTACACAAGTAGGATTTTTTTCTTTATTACTTCTTTATGATACTAAAAGTATCAATTCATTAATGTTAAACGATACTGAAATATTAGTTCTGCAAACTATTAGAATGAGATTCAAAGGTAGTGAGGCTTTGGCATATATGAAGGCTAACGGTAAGGAGATATCATTACAACATTATTATAAAGTTAAAGGACATCTGGACGCCACCAAACTAAAGCGACTCCATGAGATAGGCACACATGGATTTGAGGACCAACATTTAGAAAGAATTGGAACCCTAGAACAATGCCAAGAATTACTATGGAAGAATTACTGGAAGGTTCACCTAAACAAACCTGATACTGCTTTAAGAATACTACGAGAAATTAGAGAGATACAACCATACCTATCGGCTTATTACGAAGCAACTAAACATGTAATACAGAAGGAATATGACGAAGGACATATCAATTTATCCAGCTTGGGAACAGAAGCAAAAGGACCTTAAAGAGGAGTCCATTGATTTCCCTGAGTACAGAGGGTTATCATTTGAACAATTCTGGAAGGCACTACCTAACAAGCTAGAATACTTTGACTATGAAGAAGATATAATTAAAACATTAGAAAATAATAAGAAAATCTGGATTAAGAAGGCTACTGGACTTGGAATCACCGAGGTATTCTGCCGATTTATTGCCTGGAATTGTCTCAAAGATGATAAGTGGAGAGACACCCAAGTAGACGTATCAGCAGTAATAATCACAGGTGCCAACCAGGACCTAACGAATAAGGTGGTGGGTAGAATTAAATCATTATTCAATGCTGAGTTTAAGACCAAAGAGTCAGTATGTATCTTAAACGGTTGCAGAGTAGAGGCATTCCCGACCAACCACTTGAGTCCTGCAAGAGGGTTGAATCCAAAGGTAGTCATGTTAGATGAAGCCGATTTCTTCCCAAACAGGTATCAAGATGAAGCTAGGACCGTAGCAGAGAGATACATTCCAAAGACTAATCCATTTATTGTTATGATTTCAACTCCCAATTTACCAGGAGGACTATTTGAGAGAATGGAAGATGAGACAGATAATGGCTATGTAATGAAGCAGATGGATTATACCATAGGAGTAAACAAAGTATTCAGACCAGAGGATATAGAGACAGCAAAGAAATCACCATCATTTGAAAGAGAATACAACTTAAAGTATGGTTTTGGCACAGGAGATGTGTTTGAGAACCTTGAAAATATCATCACAGAATATGACCTACAAGTTATCGGTGGCAGAGGTGGCTGTTATGGAGACCCAGCATTTGGCTCATCAAACTTTGGTGTACTAGGTGGAGAGATAAGAGATGGACTCCTCTACATCACCGAAGCCAATGAATACCCAAGACCAAGTCCATCTGCTATGCTTGATGTTATGGAGGATATGGCACACAGATACAACGATAACTGCAAAATCGACTCGGCTCACCCAGGATTTATTAGAGACCTTGAAACGAGAGGAATACCAGCTCTACCGATTAACTTTGGACTACAAATCAGGGACCACGAGTCTGCGAACATTCAAAGCCTAAGAAGCAAGATGGCTATCAATGCCGCCCAGATGGTAAAGAATGGTAAGGTAAGAATTCACCCTAGTCATACAAAACTAATCTCACAGTTAAGAGCCGCACAATTTGACATCAAAGGTGGCATAGATAAATCAGAACTCAACTTTGATATTGGAGACTGCTTCATCATGTGTTGCTGGGACCTAAAGGAGTTTGACTATGGACACTATGATGTAATGAATAACAAGCTGGTATATGGAGACGATACAGAAAAACATAAATCAAAGAGTGTAGTTATGAATACTGAATCCTATGAATGATGAAGATAGAGTGCAACAGTTTATCATTAAAGCTACTGGCAAGACTATTGGAAGGAATAGTAAGATATCACTATCCATATTATTTGCCAATACTTACTCTGAATATGTTAAGGCTATCAATGATATTAACAATGGTTACACATTATACAAGGAATTAGAGGACAAGATAGATAAGATTAAGATAGTCATTAAGGACCTAGAGGATGTACCAACTTCTGTAATCAACGAGATATTAAATGATAATACAGAATGATAAGATATTACACTTTATAGCAGGATTCTCACTATCAATGTTAGGTGTACTATTTCTACCACTTGTATTATTGGGATTTATCTTTGGATTTGCAAAGGAGTTTTATGATTTATCAGGCAGAGGAAAAGCAGAGGTTAATGATGTAATAGCAACTCTAATCGGTGCTGTAATAGCTATGGGTATTGTGGTGTTGGTATGAAGGATAGAGGACCATTAATATTTTGTAAGATATGCGAGAAAGAATATGTCTACTGTTGTTTTATGCACTATTACATCATTAATTCCTGGAAGCTGTTAGAAAGATAATGACCAGAACCATACGAAGAAGGCACTCGAAACACCCAACAAGAGATGGCAAACATAACCCTGTATGTATAGATGAAAAGTGTGAGGACTGTGTTTAAACATCTAAAGTATAACTGCATGGGATATAAGACTCATTGGTGGAGAGCCATGAGTATGAGTGTGGCACTATTCATTCATGCCTGGTTCCCTGATGTACTTACTACTTATGCAAGTAAGAAAATGAATGATGTTACATGACCAAATCATTTCACATCTGTTCACAATGCTTTGAGTTTAGAGGTAAGATTTTTAAAAGAGAAGGTTGGATAGTAACACATGAATAAGAGACCACAAACCCATGAGGAGTTAATGGGATTATTTGTAGAGTCAATAGAGGGAATACTCAAGGATATCAAGACCAAGCAAAAGGAACTAAAAAAGGCTAAAGATTTCTCAGATGTAACCAAACTACACTACACCACACGCCAGATTCAATCGTGGTTTAGGAGAGTTGGTGGCTTACCTATACCTGAATAGAACCAGCTGACAAGCTTATAAGCTTACAGCTTTACTTTACTATTTAGTCTATTATTGTTAACCTTATTGATTTATATTATCATTTATTATTATATTATTTATGACTCCTAAGATATTACCTTGTTATAGATACAAAGCTAGAGTATTAGCCAGACGATTAAGCAAGGCTAACTACTCACCAATCTAGTCTATTATTTCTCTTTATATATTACATAGTAAAAAATGTAAATTGGCTTATGGATTGTACTTAGTTATGGACCAACCCAAATGGTACCGTGACGATTTTAGTTCTGAAAACAAACTAACAGGCACAATATACACTAACCAACAATACACTAAAAAGAAAAACCTAACAGGATATACACTCAAAATAAGATTATACAAAAATTATAGATGGGGTGATTATTTCGGAAAGACAGCAACAATTAGTTCTGCTACAGGTGGAACATTCGAGTATGCAGTTAATGAGAATGAAATGCCACCACCAAATATCTACAATATTAAACTAGAATTGTCAAAGACAGGTGTCCAGGAATCGACACTTAACAGACAAGAGTTACTTATCCTTGAAGGACCATCATCTTGATAATACCTAAAACTAATGCAATAGGTGGTCCAGTTCATGAGGCTATCCCAATACTGTCAGAAGCTAATAAGGTGCCACTAGCCAAGATTGTAAGAAGTGATTTCTCAAGAGAACAGCCAGTACAGGTAACATTTGAGAGGTTACTAAAATATCACGACAGAACACCACAGATTCAGATAGCAGTATCATCTTATTCAGAATTAATTACTGGCACAGAAATGACAGTAAATTCAGAGAATGAAGAAGCCAAGACATTAATTGAAGAATGGATTAGAAGCACAAACTTTTATGATAAATTTGAATCACTCGTTACAACCGTACTAATCACAGGTAATGGTATATTGGAAAAGTTAGATGAGAATGATACTCAAGATGTGTTAGAGGTAGACATGGCAACCATCATAGCCAAGAAAAGAGATATAGCAGGAGCATTAGAATATTATGAACATAGGACCCAGAACGGTCAGACAGATAAACTAGGTGAAGGTAAACTAGGTAAATTTATTGAATTCAACTTAACCAATTATTCCAGGCAACCCTGGGGTAAGTCATTATTCTATAGTCTGGCAATTCCAAGAACAGTAGGGAATCGTACAACTGCACCACTAATAGAAATCATGTGGGGTATAGAGGACGCTATGGGAGCAATCATTCTGAATAATGCCTATCCAATTACAACCATCACATACCCTGGTGCAAGTGATACATATCTAGAGAAGGAAGCAACAAGATGGCAGAGATACAAGCCAGGTGACAAGCGAGTACAGAAGATAAAGCCAGAGATTGAATTCTTTGAGACGTCAGGTAATAGCAAGTACACAGATTACATCACCCACATAGAGAAAACATTTGAGTTAGGGACCCAATTCCCACACGATATAATGACAGGTGATTTCACCAGCAGAGCTTCATCAGAGACAACAGATAATATTGTAATGAAAAGAGTTAGAGGTTATCAGAGATATCTATCTAACAAATTAAAGAACGAACTGTTTGATACCATACTAATCCAGAACGGATTTGACCCAGATGAGGTTGAACTGTCAATAGGGTTCACTACACAAAATGTTGTAGAGTTGGAAGTTAATCAGATTAAGGACCTAGTAGATTCAGGACTCATGACAAAGAG